TTGGGACTCAAAAGTTGCAGCTCAACCGCTGGTGGATCTGATCAACAGTCGAGTCCCAACGACGCCACCGTTGAGCGGTATGAATCACAACGGTCGCACCGGGTGGGGCAATGTCAAAAAGGTGCAGATCTCGTTGAATACTCGCAAGCCTCGCAAAGGTTCCGTCACTGCTGGCGCTGAACAGATTGCCGTCGTTCGTGTGGTCACCAAGGGCGCTCCTGTGGCGATCACGGACATGGCTGGTCGTGCTGGTGGCACTAAGTCGCGCCGAGAGTCAAAGTATCGCCGACCTAATTTTGCGTCAGCTCTTCAGGGTGAACCGTCGCGCTATATGTGGAAAGACATAGATCAGATGGTTGCCGAAACTGAACGGGCTTTGAAGCCGATCATTGACCAGTTCATGGTTGATGCACAAAGAGAGTTCAACTGATGGCTATCAACCTCCCAATCATTTCTGAGTGGAATCCCAAGGGCATAGACAAAGCGATTGCCGACTTTAAAAAACTTGAGACCAACGGACAGAAAGCAGCGTTCGCCATCAAGAAAGCCGCGGTCCCTGCAGGGCTCGCTATCGCAGCTCTTGGCGCTGTCGCGTTTGATGCTGTCAAAGCGTTCGCCGAGGATGATGCTGCAGCACAAAAATTGGCGTTAACTCTTAGCAACGTCACCTACGCAACCGACGACCAAATTGCGTCGGTTGAAAAGTTCATTACCAAGACTTCTATGGCTGCCGCTGTCGCCGACGATGAACTTCGCCCGGCACTCGACAAACTAGTTCGTGGCACTGGCGATGTTGCTCAAGCTCAAGATCTGCTCACTCTTGCGCTGGATGTCTCTGCGGGCACTGGCAAGGATCTAGGCGCAGTTTCTGACGCGCTCAGTAAGGCTTACAACGGCAACTTCACAGCCCTCAAAAAGTTAGACCCAGCACTGGCTTCGTTAATTGAAGAAGGCGCTGACGCCGACGAAGTGTTCGGTCGTCTAGGTGCAACATTCAAGAATCAAGCCTCAACTGCTGCGAACACAACATCTGGTCAAATGAAGAACTTGTCAATTCAAATGGGCGAGTTCAAGGAGTCAATCGGCGCAGCTGTCGCACCACTCGCCGACAAACTCTTACCGTCACTGCTCAAACTTGCAGACTTTGTCAAAAACAACACAACTCTGGTAGTCGTTTTGGGTGGTGTCGTTGGCGGTCTCGCTATTGCAATTGTTGCTGTGAATGCTGCGACGACAGCATGGGCTGCAACGACAAAAGCATTCGCTGCAATTCAAGCTGCGTTTAATGCGATCTTGTTGGCGAACCCGATCTTCTTGATAGCTGCTGCAATTGTCGCTGCTATCGCAGTATTAGTCGCACTACAAATGAAGTTCGACATTTTCGGAAAAGCTATTGACGGTCTTAAAGCTGGCTTTATGGCTTGGTGGGGCGTCGTCCAGTTCGTGTTCGGTGCAGTGAAAACAGGCTTTGCTGAATTGGCGAATCTTGGCAAAGCGATCTTTGACGGTATTGGCGGAGCGTTCAAAGGTGTAATCAACGCTGTCCTTTCGGCAATGGAAAAGGGCTTAAACTTTGCTATCAAAGGACTGAATACGATCCTTGACGGAATTGACAAAGCAGCTGGGCCGTGGATTAACTTCGGTTCAATACCAGAAGTTAAATTGCCTCGACTCGCTGAGGGAGGCATCGTGACCTCGCCAACAATTGCCATGATTGGTGAAGGCCGCGAACCTGAAGCAGTTATCCCGTTGTCAAAGCTGGGCAGTATGGGCTTCGGTGGCGGAGCAAACATCACTGTCAATGTCAACGGTGGCGACCCGAACAGCATCGTCAGAGCACTCCAGCAGTATGTGCGTCAATCAGGCCCAGTACCCGTAAACACTAGGACGATGTAATGCCAAGAATTAATTTTGGAATATTTGTGACACCACTTGGCGGAAGTCGAACCGATATCACAGACAAAGTGTTTTCTGTTCAGGTCAACAATGGTCGCGAAAAGTATTTGGACACTTACTCAGGCGGACAAATTATTTTCACAATTAACAACGCCAACAATTACGCGGCCGGTATTCCGTACGGTTCGGAAGTTCAAATTACCAACACCAGTTTAGGTACTGAATACAACCTGATTTGCTGGGTGCAAGAAATAACATACGAGGACGCGCCAGGCGGTCAGGGGATCAACACTGCCACCATCACTGCTGCCGACTTCATGTCTCGTGCAGGTCGTCAACAAGTAAACGGTTTTCCAGTTTCGGAAGCCAAGACAGGAACACAAGCAGGGACATTCGATTCACCCGGCCCGTTACCACCTGCGATGAGTATCAACGTTGCCAGCCCCGGTTCATCAACTGCTTCAGCGATCACTTACACAGGCACAATCGGTAATTATCTCAATCTGTTACAAACAACAGAACGAGGCTATTACGTTATGCGAGGCACAGAATTGTATTTTGTGGGCCGTGATCTTGTAAACACTTTTCCGATTCCTGCCGTTTCTCTTGCTCGCACAACATCAACAACAACGATTGCTTACCAACAGTTCAGTCGAATCCAAAACGGTACACAGTTCATCAATCAAGCAACTATTTCGTCTACTGGTGTTGCAGATCAGACAGCAACAAATAGTGGTTCGGTTACCACATACGGCACAGCGTTTTATAGTTCGCAAACTGTCGACTACAACGCTACGCAAGCGGTCGGTAACGCTGACTGGGTTGTCAATAACTTTTCTGACCCGTCTGCTTTACGGTTTGAAGTGTCGTTTTCGGATGTTGCACAAAACACGACGGCTTTGAACAGTTTTCTTACTCTTACTTGGGGCACTGCTAATCGTTTGATCAATTTGTCGTATACGTTGCCAGGCGGTTCATCAATAACGATTCCTGTTGTTATTGAGGGTCACCAGTTGTCGGTTACGCCTGAACAGGCTGTGTTTACTTTGTTTTTGTCGCCGTTGACGTATTACCAGTTTTTTACGCTTAACTCATCAACTTTAGGTATTTTAGACACCAGTCGTTTAGGCTGGTAAAGGAGAAAATATTATGGCTACACCACCAGTTTTTAGTTCGGGCGCAGTCCTGACAGCGTCACAGATGAACAGCGTAGGTTTATGGCTTGTCGGCTCTACAACTATTACGAGCGCAACTACAGCGGTCCTTGACGGTTGTTTTAGTAGCGATTTCCGTGACTACCTTTTGACTGTTGATGCAACGGCAGGAACAGCAAACACCGAGTTAGTAATGCAGTTTCGAGTCGGCGGTGTAGCAGCGGCAACAAACTATGTTTATTCGCAATTTGGGACGCAACCAAATGGTACGGCAGCCAACGGAACTTCGGGTGGGGCAGCAAGTTCGGTGGCTTTAACATTTATCCCAGCAACACAGCCAGTTTCATGCAACTATTTTATTGGTCAGCCTAACCTTGCTATAAGCACATCTTTTGCTGGCGACTGGTTGTATGACGATAATAGTACCCAAATTAATCGCAGAACTATTGGCAGACACAAAACTTCTACGGCATATACAGGTGTTCAAGTGTTTACTGGTTCGGCTTGGACTGGCAAAATTACCGTATTTGGATACAGGAACTAATTATGAAACCTTTAATTGTTATCACAGACCTAGACGATGGCACCGAAGATGTGGTGCGGGAAATGACAGACGAGGAATACGCCGAATACGAGTATTCAATTGCCAATATGCCACCGCCCCCAGTGATTGAGCCATGAAAACGCTAGGCATTGTTGCGCTTTTGGCCGTCGCCCTAATGTTTGTTGTTACCAGTTGTAACGACCGAACCCGTGACACCTGCGAAACCAAACCCACAGCAACAAGGTGCGAACAATGAAACGACTAACTAACAGCGAAATTAAAGCAAGACTTATTCTTATCGTCGGTATTGCCTTAGCCGTAGCGTTTCTAGGTTCAACTGCAGCTTTGTTGTACGGCCTGCTATTTGTAATTCAACCTTTGGAAGTCAGCCCTAATGACGAATCAGCCTGGGCGTTACTATCACCAATGATGTTGTTTCTTACCGGTGCTTTATCTGGAATTTTGGCAAGTAACGGCCTTAAAGACAAGGGAGACAAACAAGATGACTGACTACCCAGTACTACCACTAATCATGCCGACCGACCTAGAAGGTCAAAAGAACGGCGAAATTAAAGCAGCCCTATTACGCGACATCAAAGCACCGAACGGCAAACTGCACAGCCTCGCGGCCACTGCATGGAACGCGTTACAACTCGCCGCGTACTTTGACGGAATAGAACTTAAGCACGTCGGCGCATACCGCCCACTAGCCCAACAGACAGCCCTATTTAATGAACGGTACGAAGCCAAACCGAACTTTCGTAAACCTCAAGTGACCCGCAAATACAACGGGCAAGTGTGGTTCCTGAAACAAGGTTTTGCCCCAGCAGGAACACCCGGTACGAGTAATCACGGCTGGGGACTTGCCATAGATGTTGCGTCCGCCTCAGGAAAACGACTCGAATGGTTACTGGGCGACGGATTCTCTACCAGCAACGCTTTGAAGTTTGGGTTCTCATGGGAAGTCAAAAACGGCGCTAACGCTGAAGCATGGCATATCCGCTATGTCTGCGGAGACAGCCTGCCACAAGCCGTTTTAGATGCCATTGAGGCGTTTCCTACACTCGACGCGCGGTGACTTGACATTTGGTCTGGAAGTCGGTCTAATGACTGGCAACCAAGTGCGTCCCGTAATAGCGGGACCCCGACCGCAGGAGGAAAGCAATGCAACCATCCCTTTTTGACGTTCTCGCTGTTCCAGCCGAGATGCTCAAATACGAAGCCTTTAAAGAGGCAAACCCTTGGGTCATGCCGACCCTCACCAAAATGTGCTACCAGCTCATGCACCGCGGATATACGCATTACGGCATCGCAGCTCTTATTGAAG